TGAAGCAGTCGCTGGGCCGAACCTGGCTTAGAAGACCTGAACTTCTGGAAAACCTGGCTCTGACTGAAGAGCAAGCAAGGTTGCTGGCGGAGTTCAAAAGCGAACACGCACAACAGCAGCAACAGAAACATGATGGGATGGCTTAAGCCCTCCAAATATCAGTTTACCCAGGATAAGAGATTAAATTATGAGCAACATCATTAAGCAAATTGAACAAGAGCAGATGAAGCAGGACGTACCTTCCTTCCGTCCGGGTGATACCGTGGAAGTGAAAGTATGGGTTGTTGAAGGTTCCAAAAAACGTCTGCAGGCATTCGAGGGCGTGGTTATCGCTATTCGTAACCGCGGTCTGCACTCTGCATTCACTGTTCGCAAAATTTCCAACGGCGAAGGCGTTGAGCGTGTCTTCCAGACTCACTCTCCGGTAGTTGACAGCATTGCTGTTAAACGTCGTGGTGCTGTACGTAAAGCTAAACTGTACTACCTGCGTGAGCGCACCGGTAAGTCTGCTCGTATTAAAGAGCGTCTTAACTAAGATAGCGCACGCGCTACATCCAAAGCGTGTTATAGAACAAGGGGTTAGCGTAATGCTAACCCCTTTTTTATTGTCTGTGGCGGCAGAGTGGCGGCAGAAAAATGGGCGATCTACAGGCATAAAAAAAGCCTGCGGATGCAGGCTTAATGAGGTGGCGACGTTAGCGCAGGCTGGCAGGCGAAGCGGTGGGCGCTGCCACAGGCCGGACAATATAACGCGCCAGCGATTCATGGGTGACAAATGTACATCCGCACTCGACGTTCTGGCACTGGTGATAACGCTCTTTGGTTTCGGTACTGAGGTAGCGGCTGGAGCGCGCATGCGCGGCCTGCTGGCATACCGGACAATGCATCATAATGGGGTCTCCTTCGTGTTTATGCTAGCTATGATAGCCTCCAATCTTGCAAATACAAGTTAATTAATGCATTTGTGATTTTTATTTTGCATCATACTCAACATTATTAATGCGAACCTCCAGTTCCACACTGCTGACAAAACCCTGCGTGTTCATGGTATGGGTCACTTTTTTGACAACCCACATTCTGGCGTTAATCACATTTTTAAACCCAGTCACTATCACCGGCGTTTCGGGACGCAGGTCCGCTCTGCCCTGCGCAAGGGTAATTGAAAATTTCGCCGCGTTGCGCTGGATCTCGCTCCATTGGGCTTCAGCTGCCAGCTTCGCCTCCTCTTTATTCGCGAACGTGGTGGAGAGAATCAGAACGTTATCTTTTGAACCTGCCGTGTAGTCTGTCGGCTCGCTTTTCCCATTTGAGGCTGCCTGGCTACTGACCGCCTGCGGATGGGAAATGGGCGTGGGCTTCTGTTGCGATGATTTTCTCTGCAGCTGAACCGTATTCTGGTTTTTTGGCGTGGCAGTATCTTGCCAATGTGCCGTAACGCCAGAGTAGTTGATGCGATCGGCGATCGAGAAATCATGACTGTCGCCATCGCTACGGGCTATCGTGGCGGAGGGCATTGTTTCGCCGCCTACTACGCACATGCCCGGGACGATGAAAAACAGTTTCCCCGATTTGACGGCGATCTCGGCACCGTTACGCCGCGCCAGGCGCGTCAGAAAGTTTGCGTCGGACTCATTCGACTGATCGATATGCGCAATCTTAATCTGCGCCAGCGAGGGTGGCAGACTGGTGTCCAGCTTATTACGTTTAGCAATCTCCTCAACGATGGCGCCGAGCGTCGTATCATGCCAGGAGCTATCCTGTGGGCTGTTCAGGCTGCCGCGAAAATCTGCGCTTTTAGCGGTGACGCTAACCTGATCCGGTGTGCCTTTGTGGCTGACCTGGTCGACAATAAAGGTGCCCATTTCAGTCAGCGCAGCACCCTGCCAGCCGATGGCAAGCGTGATGACATTGCTCCGCTCGGGCATCTCGATTTGCCCGTCAGCATCATCAAGTGTCAGCGTAAGCGTATCCGCTTCGAACCCCCGGTTATCCGTGACCGTCAGGGCAATCAACCGGGACTGAATATTGCCCGTAATATCCTTTTCCCCGAGCTTTAATGAAAATGCCGGCGTTTTTACCCGTGCTAAGCCGTTTGTGAATGCATCAAGCATCAGAACCTCTCCAGCATGTTGGTCGCCAGCTGCTTACCCTGGTCATAAATATCGCCAAACATCGCTTTCAGCGACTCATCGACGCGGGTCAGCTTCAAGGTGAAGTTGATTTTGCGCGGCGATCCGTCCGGTAAAAAAGGGTGCCGGTTTCGCTAACGTTATTAACGACATACATGCCGTAAATCATGCCTGTGCCATCAATCAGCGGCCAGGCCTTGCCCTGTTCCGCCATCAGACGTACCGCCGAGAGCGACAGCGTACCGCCAGTGAGCTCCGGGAAGAGTTCGCCAGTAATATCAATAGTCTCGCTCCCGGGGCCGGTGAATTGATAGGCATCGCGCTTACCGACCCGCGCGTTGCTGGCCCAGCTAAAGTTGCTCTCCCTTTTCATGCTCTGGTAAGGGAGGGTCTGGCGCATAAAAACAAAAAGCCCAAGTGCCAGCATCATGAGGCAAATCCTCCTGCCGCGCTGAATTGTGAAAGGGAGTTAGTGCGTTTCTCCTGCTCGTGCTGTGCCAGCAGATCTCTTAACTGGCGTGTACCATCGCCGCCGGGTGACATATCTCCCTGCAGAGTGATGTTGTATTCGCTCTTGCTTTGATCGACATAGGAGCCGCCAGCCGCAGGGCGCGCCGCCTGATAATTGTCTAAGCGTGGAGGTTGCACCATGCCGAACGCTGCACCGCCAGTGGTCGGTTGGGTTTGCTTATCCGGGCTGGCATCAGCGGATTGTTTGTTAATAACGCCAAGCTTATCCAGCCACCAGGTGACGCCCTCGATCAGCAGTTTTAGCGGTTTGAAAGGCAGTGTCAGTGCCTCAACCAGCAGTTGACCGAAAATCTTTCCGGCGTTACCGAAGCTCTCAAGGGTTTGTTGGCTGGATTTGACGGGGGTTAGCAGATCGCCGAACCACCCTGCAATGTTACTTATCACCTGGCCGATACCTTCGAAAAGCGGCTGGAACGGTGTAAACAACTCGGCAATCGGGGCAAACGCCGTTTTGATGCCTTCAATGACACCGCCAAAGAAGGCGCTAACCGGCTCCCAGTACTTATATATCAGCAGCGCAGCTGCCGCGATGCCGGCAATAATGGCGACAATCGGTAGCGTGAGTGAGCCAATCACTGCCGCTATCCCGCCGAAAATAGTGGTAAAGACACTGCCGAGCGTTGTCGCGATGGTGATTAGCGTACTGATGCCGGTGAACACCGGCGCGATAACGCCCGCCACGGTGCCGACAGCGCCTGCAATGCCCACCACGACTGTGGCGATAAGCCCGAAGCTCTGCACCAGTCCCTGGTTATTTTGCACCCACTCTTGCAGCTTCCCGACATAGCGGGTCGCGGTCTGCACCAGCGAGCGCAGGGATGACTCCTGGGTACTGAAAATATCAACGCTCAGGGACTGATAAGCCGCCTGCAGCGCCTCAAGATCGGTACCCAGGTTGCCGACACTGCTCTGCATCGCCGCGGCGGGGCCGGCAGCGCTATTCTGCAGTGCTGCGACCGCCGTTCCCGGAGCTCCGGTACTGTTTTGCAGGGTAGCAACGGCTGTTCCCGAGCCATTTTGCAGCGTAGCGACCGCTGTTCCTGAAGCGGGGGGGCTGTTCTGCGCACCGGGCTCTGCGTTATCGGACGCCGCAGCCGGTGCAAGCGGGCTGTTTTTCAGCGAGGCTTCATAGCCCGGCTGCATAATTTTTTTGCCGAGCTCGAACCCGGTTGTGGCAATCGACTTGCTTTTCTCGCCAATGGTCGAAATCTTTTCGCCTGCGCCCAGAATACGCTGCTGCACGGCCTGGATTTTTGCCGCACGCAGCTGGCGCTTCTGATGCTGCTCCTGTTTGAGCGCCTGGCGCTGGGTGATCAACTGTGCCGACTCATCGCTGATACGGCTATTGAGCTGGAGTCGCGC